AATCACCCCGCCCACTACACAGCTGGGAAGACGGAGGTGATTGATGTGCTCGAAGACTGGGTGAAGGCCGCGCCCGATCCAGTGCTTGGGGGCCTTCAATGGCAGGTTATCAAGTACCTCAGTCGTATGTGGTTAAAAAATGACCCGTACGAAGATGCCCGCAAGGCGCAGTGGTACTTGAACCGCCTCATCAACCGCATGGCTGCAGAGGCTTACGTCGAAAAATGAGGCACTGGTGGCGAGTCCTCGCCCTCGCTGTCGGTGAAAAAGCGCACCAGCACAATCGGATCGCTGATCAGGTTGCACTGGTGCGTCTTTTTATCCTTAGCGCCTACATGACCACAAACCTTTTCATCTGTGCAGGAGTAATCCGTCACTGGAATGACTAAACAAATGCCACATGGAGTCAAATTCAAACGCGGCGAAGAAAACATCGCTGCACTACTCACACCTGAGCTGGTACAGAAAATGCGCCAGCTCAGAAAAGAGGGGTTGTCGTATCGACAGCTGGCCAGCGAGTTTGACGTTGATGAGAAACACGCTTGGCGTATCTGCAATGGATATGCATGGAGCTGGTTAGATGAAGTGCCCTAACTGTGGTGCTGCGAGCCAGCAGACTCGTGTTGTGCTGACGCGCAACAACACAGACAAACAAAAGCTGCGGAAACGTAAGTGTCTCGCCTGTGAAGAGTTCTTCTTTTCACTGGAGTCAGTCGTTCCAAAATTTGCAGTTCAGCACGCCCCACACTGGGGGCTCCGATTAACAAAAAATGCATCTGACGTTCACTTCTCATGACTCAAATCTCACTGAACATCAATGAGCGACTTTGCTACAGCTGCGGGAAGAACACTCGCAACCCGATCTATTGCTGTAAGTGCTACAACAAAACTCCAGCTGGGCGGGTGGAAATGAAGCGCGAGGTGATGATGCGTAAATACGCCAGGCTGGATGGTGGCGCCAGCTGCCGGAACTGCGTGCACTGGGAAAACAAGTGCCTGCTTGGGATCCCAGAGGCTGGTTCCGTTTATGCCGAGGACTGCCCAGCCCGGGAGTCTATTAGTGTGCTAGAGTAGACCGCAAGTTAGCCCTACCAGGCGTGCGCATTCTCCAAGGCATCGAGCATCTTCACACGCTCGACAACGCAGATCTCGTTGCGTTTGACGTTGAGACCACAGGGCTCCAGCCCGTCATCGGGGGACTGCGGTTGCTCCAGCTGGCCACGCCTGGTCAGGATCCAGTTGTCATCGACATGTGGGCATTGGAACCCGAAGACGAGATCGAACTGGACGACTTTTTTCAGGTTGAGCGCACGTGGATTGCGCACAATGCTGTGTTTGACCTCGGCTGGTTGCAGGAGCATGAGGTATATCCGCAGGGCACAGTCCTGTGCACCATGCTCGCCAGCCGGATCCTGACAAACGGGATGCCGAATATAAAGAACGGTCTCAAACATGTCGTCCATCGTTATCTCAAAAAGGAGATCTCGAAGGAAGAGCAGGCCAGCGATTGGTCCCAGCAGCTGACAGATAGCCAGCTTGAATATGCGGCTAAAGATGTGCTGGTGCTGCTTGATTTGTACGAGCAGATTCAGCAGCGGATGGCGACTGGGCGCCTGTACCGGGCGTGGAGTCTTGAGTGTTCCGCGTTGCCGGCGATGGCACAGCTCTGGCGCACCGGGCTTCCCTTTGATGAGAAGTCACTGCGCCAGCTGATCGAAGATCTCGACATTGAGCACAACGAAATCGGCACTAAGTTCATTGAGGATTTCGATGCTGCTCTGCCGGAAAGTGAAAAGCTTTTCCGCGCTGAAGATGGGACGATTAAGTACCAGACAAAACCGGGACAAAAAGGGAAAAAAGCTGACCCGGAGGTGTTCAACCTTAATAGTCCTGTCCAACTTCTAAAGAAATTCACTGCGTTGCTTGGCGAAGCGCCAGTCGATATGAAGTCCGGGAAGAAGAGTGCCAGCAAGTCGGCGCTGCAGGAGTACGTCGGGGATCACGTGGTGATTGCGGACTACCTGCGGTGGAAGCGGGTGGAGAAGCGGCGGCAGATGGCGGAGACCCTGCTCAAGAACCTCAGCAAGGACGGGTTCATCCGTGCCAGCTACCTGCAGATGGGGGCTGACACCGGCAGGATGAGTTGCATGAGTCCCAACTTGCAGCAGATACCGAGGGACAAGCGGTTTCGGGCGTGTGTCCAGGCTCCAGCTGGGTGGAAGTTGGTGGTGGCTGACTACGGGCAGATGGAGCTGCGACTGGCTGCCGCAGAAGCAAAGGATCCTTTAATGACAGAAGTGTTCCAGCAGGGAAAGGACCTTCATACGATTACTGCTACGCAGATCTATGGGGTGGGGGAAGATGAGGTCACGAAGGAGCAGAGGCAGGTCAGTAAGTCGGCGAATTTTGGGCTCTTGTACGGAAGTGGAGCGAAAGGACTCAGGAATTACGCGGCGCAGATGGGCATCCAGATGGATCTTGATGAGGCGGCTGAGGTCCGGCAAAAGTTCCACGCTGCTTATCAAGGCATCTCCAAATGGCAGCACGAAAATGCTCGCGCTGCTGATGCGGCTAAGGGGAATCCATCTATCCGCATACGCATCTCGGAATTGCGGCGGTTTCTACCGGGCGAGAACAACAAGCTCACCACGCGCTGCAACACCCCCATCCAAGGTGCGGGTGCAGCAGTTCTCAAGCTCACTCTCAGCAAGCTGTGGCCGTTACTTAACGCCGACGGGGAAGATACGGTGCGCTTGGCCGGCGTGGTGCATGACGAGATCATCCTGCTCGTAAAAGAACAGCACGCTGAAACTTGGGCGTACCAGCTGCAAGCCGTGATGGAGGAATGCGAAGCGCGGTGGTTAGGTGAGATCCCTCCTCTTGCCGAAGCTAACGTCGGGGATAGCTGGGATCAAGCAAAGTGACAAGTTCAGTTGGCTCCACATCGGATAACCCCGTCAAGCTCAATCAGTACCGGGCGACGATTTGGCCGAAGCATGGGGCCACCGAAAATGTGTTTCTGGAAGCTCCAGATGTATACACAGCGCATACGTATGTGCGGCGGGTTTACCCGGAACACACTGTCCTCGCCATCAAAAACGTGTTGGACCTATGAGTCGCACTGGCAGACAAATTGTCCTGGAGTGGCTGAATAAGGAGATTCGAATGGCGCGGACTGCTGATTTACAGCGGGCCGCTGCTTTTTTGGAGTGGGCGCGGGGTATCCGAAAGGGTTGCTCCAAGCAGAGGGGTGGGGCTCGGGTGGCCCAGTCCAATGCCTGGAGGAAGCGTGTGGACAGCGATGTGCGCTGGTAGGACTACTGCGACACAGTATGCTACTGTGTAGCAGAGTAGATCGTTAGCCATGCCTCTCAGACACGGGTCGAAGATTTATTGCCAGTTACTTCTGGATGCCAATCGGTACAAATTGGCTGAGACCCTCGCCGATAAACAGGGAAAGAAGGTGACGGCTCTTCTGCGGGAGTATGTATATGGTGCACTTCAACAAGAGATGCCGGAAATTTACAAAATTGCTGAAGAGGCCGACGTTGAGAAATGGAATGAATCTGTTCGGCGACGGGTAGAAGGACGAATGCGCTCCAAGCAAGAGAAGAAGCCGCAAGACTGACGAGAATCACGAGACTTAGTAATAAAGCGACTGGGACCTGGAGATTCAGAGTAAAATCTCTAGGCTCCTACAGTAGTCCATCGTGACCCGCTACGCAGTCAAAGTCAGAGACCGCTGGGTCATGGCAATCTTCGGACCAGGCAAAGGGCTCCAGCTCACCTCGATTGAGGAGGATGCCTCCAGCTGGCCTACGTACGAGCGGGCAGTGCGGGCTGCGCACAGCATCCAGCAGTGCACCACCAACCCGATCTCAATTTGTAGCGTTACTGAACCGACTTACCGATGATGAAAAACGGTGTCCTGCAGTGGCAGGAAGAATTTGAAAAGTCCCAGCGTCTCGGTGAGGGTCGCTCGCGCACCAGTGCAGAGCGGGCACAGCTGTTCGAGCTGCAGATCTGGCTTGCTGGTCAAGGTGCCATGCGGGATTTGGTTCGGGCGGAGTCGCTCCAGCAGGCAATCATGTTTGCCGAAAATCGTTATCCCGGTTGCCGGGTAGACGTTCCCCCGCAGACGGCGAAGAAACCTAAGCTGGCTCGTTCCCGGACTAGCCCCAGCGTGGCGGCTGCCAACCGGAAGAAAACTGCCGACAACAAATGACGCCTCCTCCCAAGCTCAACTTCACCAAGGCCGCAGCGGAAAAAGCGCGGGCTGACTACCTCGACGAGTTGTTCTTTAAGGATGGCCGCGATCAGGTGAGCCATCCCATGCATGGGACATATACCGGTCTATACCAGCAGTACACCCTGCAAAAACTACGCTGAGTCGCGGTCTAGACCAAACTGATCGGCCAGGTTGTCGGCAGCTTCGCCGATAGCCCAGGTCGATTTTGTTTTTTCGATCTCGCACAGCGCATTCAGCGCCAGCGCAGCTTCGAGTAGGCCGGTGTAGTCGCCCGCCTCATATCGCGCTCGCAACCACTGATCGTTGGCGGCTTGGCAGAATTGAGATTGGAGCGACTGTTCCAGCGGCCTCACATCTACTGCTCCTTCTTCTTTGAGGGGAAGACCGTCTGGAGAACTCGGAGAACCAGCTGTACCCAACTGTTGTCTTTGATCGGGAGCATCCCGATAATCTCAGATCCAGCGGCAACGGCGATGGCGATGATTGCAGCGGTGGAGGGATCCATGCATGAGTCTGATCTTGTTAAAGACTAAGGCTTCTACAGACAATTTTCCAATGCCTAATAGTTTCTACCGCTACCGTCCAGGTAGCTACAGCTGGGTATGGATCATCACATCTTCGGTGGTGAATACTTAAGCAAAAAGCAAGCCAAGAAAAAATTTCGTCAAGACATCCTCAGCAGCTGGAACCACTGCTGCGCTTACTGCGGGAATGATCTGGGGCGATCTGCAACTCTCGACCACGTGCATCCCAAAATGCGCGGTGGTCATACGTGCCAGTCAAACCTTGTCGCCTGTTGCTTTGCCTGCAACATTTCCAAGTCGGCTCAGGACTGGATTGACTGGTACCGCAACCAAAAATTCTGGAGTAGAGAGCGCGAAGTAGCTATTGCCTACTGGATTACAGAAGACGTGGCGGTTTAGGG